TGCCTGCGTCGAACATTGCGCACCGCATACAGTACCCGAGGGCTAACTGCATGTAGATTTGCATATCCGTCGTGACACCTATAGTCCGACCAGTCCACGCGTTCTTAGGAACGCACCTCAGCAGGTCATAGTCGCACACAGATAGTGCCAAGCTGACCTCTTTGATCCCCGCATCGTAATCATGGCCATATGCCCACCCGGGCATTAGCGACATGACGGTGCGGGCCAGAGGCAGAGCTGCCCTGCTTACTTCGGGTGTGCCTGAGAGCTTTCCATATACGCTAGCATCTTTACGAGCTAGTCGTGTGGTCGCCCCCGGGCCGAACCTCAACCCTCCTAACCACTTCTCCCACGAAAAACGTCCAAGTATCTCCATTGCTTTACACGAAGCGGTATGTAATATCCGCGACGCGCGCCGGTTTTCCGGCGAAATAGAGAGCAGACGATCGTTTGTGGCAGCGTTGACAGCCTCGTCTTCGAAAAACGAGTTAAACGCGGCTGCAGTGGTGTCGACTCCCAGATCAAATCCTGGGTATTTCCGAACTACCTCTTTTACGAGGTAGCTATCTCGAAACCGAGATTCCTCAATGTCTTGAGGCGGGAAGGGTAGTCGCGTCGCTCGGACGGCGTCCACGGGGCCTGATTCGCTTTGAGCGAGGGGCACTCCGAGGGCGTCGGCGATACGCACGACCAACCCAAGAGCGTCGACAGGAGTACAACGGCCATTACGGTCAATAGTTTTACCCATGAGAAACTCCATTGGGGTTTACGCCGGTCAAATATTGAACCGACGAACTTGTGGGAGAGTCGGACGAGGTGCTGGTACAGTATTTCAGGGACCATTTAAGTCCCTGCTACCAGACGAACTCGCCCTTGTCAATGGCGTCAGCCACCGGATCGGTGAGGAGCAGATTGCTCCCCATCACGCGCACGTTCTTCGCGTCCTGCTCTTCCCAAGTCTTCGGGATGATACAGGTCGTTCGGATCGTGGCATAATCCGCCACACGGGAGACCGTCACGCCGTTGATGGTTTCATCCAGCACACGGGGGACGAGTAAGACAGTCTCTGTCTTCTGCAGACCCTTGGGCTCCGCCACCTTGAGGGTAGCGGTTTCCCGGCCTTCTGCGAAAGTCACGGCGTAGTTTTGATACTTCGCCGTATCACCCGAGATCCCACGAGGGGAAAGGGTGTGCGAGACTGGAGTGGATTCGCCATCATCGATGACTAGGGGTGCATTGTCAGCCATTAGGAGGTTCCATATAGCTAGTTAACGAGAAATACTCTTCCTCATCCGAGGCAAGAGAGCGTTTTGGAAAGGGGCACTACACCTCCGAGGAGCATGTAGTTTTTCATACGGCAACTTGCCGTAATCAGCCTGGTCATATGCGCAAATTGCGCATCCTTCCGGCGACCTTGTTCGCTGCCTTCTTATCTCCGAGCACGTTAGACAGAAGAAAGATACTGTCCCACATACGCTCGAAGTTCAAAGGGTCGCGCTTCATGATCATCTGTGGCAAGGGCGGAGTTCCATACACCGTCCTGTTAAACCCAGACTTTCTGATCCGAGGCGCATAGGGCATCTCAAGCTGCATGTCGCTGAATTCGTACGCCGGCCTACGAGCAGAGACGGTAAAATACCGACTCTGGTCAACCTCGTAGTACGTCGTACAGCTTCCGGCCTTGAACACATAACCTGTGTTCCATGCGTTAATCGCATTGAGAAAATCGCCCACTCCTATAAACCAATCCAAAACAAAGGAATATGGAGTGATTTCCCATGCAGTAAGCAGGGGATTCGTCACACCAACATCCTGGAGGGTTAAATAGAAGCTGTTGTCGATCGTCGCATCTAGGCGAACATGAGCTTCGTGCTTCCGGAATACCGTATCATGCCGTTTAATCGGAAATGTATAGTACCGGCCGAAGAACTCAGTGTCCACCTCTGGTGTGCGATACGATTCCACCTCAAACCGTCGCGAACGATTCGTGGCGATATAGCGGTCAAATGTGCCTTTGTCGGCATTCTCTACCGCCTCGACAGCACCCGCAATGTCCATAATAGATGGAGCTATACCATAGCGGGTGGTAAGCCACGCGTTCTTGACAGCGGTAACAGGTTTCCCTGACCGCCACTGATCAAGGGCCTTTGGAGTCCAGCCGCGGGGCACACCTTTATCCCAGCGCCACGTCTTAGTGGTGCTGTTACGATAATGTGTAACCCAACGGCCTTTCTTAAGGTCCCGCAGTAGACGCGTGGTCGCATTGCACCATTCCATGACCATGTTGGCCGTTTGCTTCCGTTCCAAATAGGCAACGGAAAGGTCAACAGACGCAGACGAAAACTTTGCCAAACACAACGTCTCAGCTTCCGCTTTGAGTTGTGCCAACAGAGTCGTGTCTGCAGCCAAGGTCACGGGCAAATGCTCTACGTGTTGCTTTCCCTCATAGAAATATTTGCCACCCACAGTTTTAAAGCTGTAGTTGCAAACAGGTCGATCCTCTGTATGGCGATAGCCATCATAAGGAGTCGGCGCACGCCACCCGTATTCATCGGGGGTCGTGTGCACACTCGCCGCACGGTGAGACGCCAACGATTCTCCGCCATACTGTTGATACGGCCACCTGGGATATACAGTGCGTTTCCAAACGCCATTGTCCCAGTATGTCGCCGTATAACCGGTAAAGCCGGAGGAGTACGTTTCAGCGTCGTGCATCAAAGTGGTCCTGATAGAGGGTAAAGCAATTCCGAACGTCCAAATACTTCGGCACGTCCGAAGAGAGGGGCTCCCAAGGGAGCC